ATATAAAGATGTTTCGGGATCAATAACTAAATTATCATTAAACATTTATATATACTTAAATATAATATTAAGTATATAAAATATATTTAAATATAATATAAATTATTCAATAATTTATATTTTTATTATATATAATGCATAATAAATATTTACAATTTAAAAATAATAACTTGTATGATAATTCAAGTTCGCAAATATTCCTGAACAAAAATTAAATCTATATCAAGTTATATATATATATATATATATATATATATATTTATAAATATAAAATAATTTTATATTTATAAATATATATAAATATAAAATCATAATAGCAATTAATATGAATAATGATAAATTAATATTAAAAATAATTAATACATTAAGATCTATATCTATTGATATGATTGAAAATGCAAAATCAGGACATCCGGGTATGGTTTTAGGATGTGCTCCAATGATGTTTATTTTATGGTGTAAAATTATGAAATTTAATTCAAGTAAACCTTTATGGAAATTAAGAGATAAATTTATTTTATCAAATGGTCATGGATGTGCATTATTATATAGTATGTTATATCTTTTAGGATATGATTATTCATTAAAAGATTTAAAAAAATTTAGACAATTACATTCTAAAACTCCGGGACATCCTGAATATAATCCAAATTTAGGTATTGAAATAAGTACGGGACCATTAGGTCAAGGAATTGCAAATGGTGTAGGTATGGCAATTGCTTGTAAAAAATTAAATATAAATAATAATATATTTGTAATGTGTGGTGATGGATGTTTAATGGAAGGTATTAGTTATGAAGCAACATCTTTAGCTGGACATTTGCAATTAAATAATTTAATATTATTATATGATAATAATAATATAACAATAGATGGTATTACAGATATTACTTTTACTGAAAATATTAAAAATAGATTTATTGCATTAAATTGGGATGTTTTAGAAGTAAAAAATGGAGATCAAGATTTTGATGATATATATAAAAAATTATTAATTGCAAAACAATCAAAAGATAAACCAACTATTATTATTATAAAAACAACTATTGGTTATGGTTCAGTTTTTGCAGGATTAAATAGATCTCATGGTTCTTTATTAGGTTTAGAAAAAACTGTATTATTAAAAAAGTATCTATTTAATAATGATTATTGTTCAATACCATTTTATATAGATGATGATATTAGAGATTTTTTTAGTAAATTTAAAATAGATAATAATATAGAAATTAATGAGATAGATTTTACATTAAATAATAATTTAGATAATACTATTCAAAAAATAAGAGAAATAAATTTAGATAAAAATTATTCAACTAGAGAATCATCGGGTAATATATTAAAAAAACTTGTAGATAAACTTGATATAATTATTGGGAGTGCAGATTTAGGTGAATCAACTAAAACATATTTTACTTTTGATTATATTAATAAAAATGATTTTAGACCAAAATATCTAAATTATGGTGTTAGAGAACATGCTATGTTAGCAATTGCAAATGGTATATCAACATATGATATTATTCCTATAGTTAGTACATTTTTAGTTTTTATAACATATTGTTTAACACCATTAAGAATGGCTGCTATGGCAAAACATAAAGTTATTTATATATTTACTCATGATAGTGTTATGTTAGGTGAAGATGGACCATCTCATCAACCAATAGAATCATTAACTATTTTAAGATCAATTCCAAATTTATTAACATTTAGACCATGTGATACAACAGAAGTTTCAGGATCATATCAAATGGCATTAAAATATGATGGACCATCAGCTATAGTATTATCACGTCAAGAAGTACCTAATATATTATTCTCTGATATGGATAAAATGAAAAAAGGTGGATATATAATACATGAAGCAGAACAAATAAAATTAATAATAGTTGCAACAGGTTCAGAAGTGTTTTTAGCATTAGAAGTAATTGAATATATTAAAGATATTCGTATAGTATCAATGCCATGTTGTAATTTATTTGATTTACAAACAGAAGAATATAAAGAAGAAATATTACCAAAAAATATTAAAAAAATGAGTATTGAAGCTGGATTAACATCTGGATGGTATAAATATGTAGATTATACATTTGGTATAGATACATTTGGCACAAGTGCTAATATAAATGATATAAAAAAATTTTATGGATTTAATGTAGAAAAATTAATTGAATTAATAGATAATATAATAAAAAATTGAATAATTGTTTTATTAATATTAATTTATTAATATTAATAAATTAATATTAATAAAATGGCAGAACAAGATTTAGGAAAATATTATTATGAAATTGGAGATTATAAAAAAATGCAAAATTATTATTTTCAAAAAATTAATGATGGAGATATTAATGCAATATATAGTTTAAGAGCATATTATTTAGAAATAAAATGTCCTCAAACTAATATAATGAATTATGATATTTATGAAAAAAGAAAAAAAAATAATGAAAAAATAAAAAAAGTTGAAAATAAAGCAATAAAAATATTATCATCAATTGCAATAAAAAATGATAATATAAATTTAATGTCAGATCTAGTTATTTATTTTGATGATAAACAGTTATATGATGAAATGATTAAATTTTCTAATATGATTTTAGAAAAAGAACCCGATCATTTATATGCTAATTTAAAATTAGCATATTATTATAAAAATATTAATAATTATCAAAATATGATAAAACATTTTTTGATAATCATATCTCATCCAAAAGCAATGGTTGAATTAATTATATATTATGATAGTATTAATGATTATGAAGAAATGAGTAAATATAATTTATTAGCATTAGATAATCCAAATATTTTATGTCATTTAGCATTTTATTATGAATCAATTAAAAATTTTGATAATATGATTAAATATTATTTAATGGCTATTGAACAAAAATATACACAAGCAATGTATTATTTAGGAAATTATTATGAGAATCAAAAAAATTATAATCAAATGAGAAAATATTATATGATGGCAATTCAAAATAATATAAATGATTATTATTTTAACATTATTAATAAAAGTTTAAATAAAATTAAAGAATGTCAAAAATGTTTTAATTATAACAATATAATTAAAAAATATAATTGTGGTCATTATATTTGTCAAGATTGTTTTAATTTTACAATAACTAGTAAATTTAATTCAAATGATAATACTGTTAATAATATAATGAAATGTGGAGAATGTAATTGTGATAATATAGTATATTCATACAAGATAGAATTTAGTGATAATGATTTAAGTGATATTGATGAATAAATTTTTTTATTTAATTTTATTTTATTTAATTTTATTTTATTTAATTTTATGATCTAATATTAAATACATGAATAAATCATTGATAAAAATTAAAAAAATATTAAATAATAATTATCCAATTGAAATTTCATTTGATAAAATTAATACTCTTTCTCATTTTTATATAAAATGTCATAATTGGAATAAATTTTTACCATTTAATATTAATATTGATGGATTAATTTTAACTGGGACTTTTAAAGATTATAAAATAATTAAAGTTATAACTAATAAAATTTTAGATTGGAATAAATATATATTATTATGTGTTTCTTTATATAATATAAATTATAATCCATGTATTGATATTAATAAATTTATGTGCTTTTTACATATTGATAATTATCTTGATATATTAAAAATTAAAAAAATAATTATAAAAGATAATGATGATATCATTGAATATAAAATAAATTATCTTGATAATCATAAAACATATAATTTAATTTGGAGTTCTAATATTATATCAAAAATAATTAATAAAAATAATCATTTTTATTTTGAATCATTTAATGTTTATCAAAATTATAAAAAACTTGGGGCAGAAATAGATAGATTAATAAAAAATAGAGATAAATATAAAAATATTCATTTTCATCTAGATAATAATGGTGGTGGAGATATTGTTCTAGCTCATATTATTTTAAGATGTTTATGTGGTAAAAAAGAAAAATGGATGAAAAATATAAAAAAAATACTATCAAATAAAGAAACATTTGAATGGGATTGTTGGAAAGAAGAAAATATATCTAGTCCAAATTATGATGTTATCAAAAAATTAAATTTAGATAATTTGCCAAATTATGATACAAAATATAAAGGAAAAATATATTTACATATGAATAAACAAAATGGAAGTTCAACATGGTTTTTTATAACTTATTTAATTTATGCTTTTTCTAATAAAATTAATAGATATTCTAAAAAATGTTATGGACAAACTATTAAATATGGAACAATTGAAAGTAATCAATTAATATTATTAGGTCATTCAGCAACAACTTCAGGAGATGGTAATGCAGTATCAATTAAATATAATAATATTGAAATTCTTTGTCCAACAGAACAATTTATATCTTGTTCTATTAAAAAAAATGATTGGAATAGATTTTGGAAAGAATAATTTATTATAAAATATTTTTGTTAAATATAATTATTTAAACATAATATATTATATTATATTAATAATGAATTGGATGCATAAAAATCATAAATTAATTAGAATGAAAAGATCAAGAGATGATTCTGATGAAGAATCATCAGTTAATTTATTAAATTTAATGTCTAAAAAAAATAAATGTGAAGATAATCTTTATGTTATAGATAATAATATATATTTTCAGGATGATATTACACATGAATCAATTAGTTCATTAAATAGAGAAATTAGATTATTAGGAAATGAATTAATTATTATGGGAAATAATTTTGGAATTGAAACACCAGTAATAAAATTACATATTACATCTTATGGTGGTTCAGTTGTAGCAGCCTTATCTGCAATTGATTGTATTGAAGAATCTAAAGTTCCTATACACACTATTATCGATGGTTATGCAGCATCGGCAGCGACATTGATTTCAGTTCATGGGAGTAAGAGATATATTAAAAAAAATGCATCAATGTTAATTCATCAATTAAGATCAGGTATATGGGGTAAGATGTCAGAAATTAATGATGATTATATTAATTTACAAAAAACTGATAAATTAATAAAAAAAATATATTTAGAAAAAACAAAATTAAAAAATAAAGAGATTAATAATATATTAAAACATGATTTAGATTGGGATGCACAAGAATGTTTAAAGAATGGATTAGTAGATGAAATTTTATAATCTAATCCATCTAAATTTATTATTATGCTCGATACTTAAAGTGAGATACATATAAGGTTTATAATATATATAATAGTTAAGTAATTCATTTGCTTGTTGTTCATTATAATTTGGCAATGATATATGCCATTCAGTTTTTGAATATTTTGGACCTTTAATATTCTTAAATTGTAACTTGTGTAATTCTTCTGCAAATAAATTTAAGAATCTACTTCTAAATGTAATTCAGTACATAATAATAAACGTAAAATCATATTATAATATATAAAAGTAAAATATTTATATTAGGATATATAAAATTATCTATAATTTATTCAAATCTATAAAATAAATATTTATCATTATTTAAATATTATTAAATATAATATTTAAATGAATATTGTTTTTTTGGGATATTATGGACATAATAATTATGGAGATGATTATTTTGAATATATTTTTAAAAAGATATTTTTAAATTATAAAGTATCTTTTTATAATCCAAATAAAATAACTAATTTATCTGAATCTACAAATATTATAATATGTGGAGGAGGAGATATTATTAATGATTATTTTATGAAACAAATAATAAAATTAAAATATAATTTAGAAGATAAAGTTAAAAAGAAAATTCCAACATATGCAATAAGTATAGGAATAACATTTAAAAAATCATTTTATGATAATAAACCATATTATTTAGATATATTTGATTATTTTATTGTTAGAAATAAAATAGATAAAGAATTATTAGATAAAAGATATGATCCTGAATATGTTAAATATTTACCAGATATAGTTCATGGAATTATAAAATATAAACGTAAATATATAATACAGCCTATATGTAAAGAAAAAGTAATAGGAATTTTTTTAACTAATACAATAAGTAATTCTGGTACAAATTTAACATATAATGATGAAATTAAAAAATTTGCTGAATTAATTCAAACTATTCCTAAAGAATATAAAATTCATCTTGTTCCTTTTAATACTGGTCCAAATAAAAATGAAAATGATAACGAATTAAATAAAAATATATATAATTTATTAAATGCTGAAACTAGGAAAAATGTATTTGTTAAACATTATTCTTTAAAAGATTTATTAAATACTTTTAGAAATCAAATTTATTCATTTGGAATATGTATGAGATATCATGCTCATATTTTATGTAATACTTATAATATACCTTTTATTTCAATAAGTATGACAAATAAAACATTTGAATATATGGTTGATTTTGGTTTAGATAATTATTATATAAATTATAATGATAGAGTTTTAAATATTGAAAATATAATAGAATTAATAGAAACAGGAATAACAGATAAAGTTTTTAAAAATCAGAAACAATCAAAAATTATTAATTTAAATGATTTTACATATCCTGTTACAAATTTAATAATTAGAACAAAAGGTCCAGAATATTTTGATATTGATAGATTTAATAAATTTTTCAATATGGCAATGAAAGATTTATTAGAATATTTATTTAAAGATGAAAACCAAACAGAATTAATAAATATATTTATTGAAAATTGGAATTTAAGTGATATATATAAATATTTAAAGATAAATATTCCAATAGATGAAGCAAAAAATATAACAAATTTTGTTATATTTAAGATATTTAATACTTTTCATACAGAATATAATTATGGTTTGGAAGAAAAGATATTTAATTGTAATTTAAAAGATAATATTTTATGGATATATGAAAATAAAAGTTATAAAGGTCATAAAAGTAATTTTATAAATATATCAAATAATATTAAATTAAATTTTAATTTTATTGATAATACATTTAAACAAGATATACATAGGTCTGGATGGAATTATGTTTCACAACAATTAATAAATAAATATCATAATTTAGATTCTAATTTAATAGTAGATTTATATGTTGATAAAACATTTTTATGGGAAGAAAATATTTATAAAAATTTAAAAAAGATACCATATATTAAATCATGGATAGGATTTATTCATCATACTCCAGATCCAAATTATACAAATAATTCATTAAATAATATATTAAAATCTGAAACATTTTTATTATCTTTAAAAAAATGTAAATGTTTAATAGTTTTATCAAATTATTTGAGAAATTATTTATTAAATGTATGTAAATTAAAAGTTAATATATATACATTAACACATCCGACTGAGAGTATTTTAGCAGACAATATATTTACATTTAATAAATTTAAAAAAAATAAAAATAAAAAAGTTATTCAAATTGGTGGTTGGTTAAGAAATTCATATGCAATATATGAATTACCATTAAATTATAAAAAATTAGATATCAAAAAATATATATTACAAGGTAGGGAAATGGAAAATTATGTTAAACCTGAAAAGTTCAGTCATTATGATCTTTTAAATTCTCAAAATAAAGATTATAATATTATTAATAATAGAATATGTTATGCAACAACTAATAAATATATAGAAGGTTTAATAAATCATTTATCTGTTCAATATAATGATGTTACAATTATTAAATATTTAGATAACAATAAATATGATAATATATTATCTGAAAATATTGTTTTTATTAATTTAATTAATGTTTCTGCATGTAATACATTAATAGAATGTGTAATGAGAAATACTCCAATTATAATTAATAGATTAGAAGGTGTTGAAGAAATTGTTGGTTCAGAATATCCATTATTTTATGATAATATTGTTGAAGCTGGAGAAATAATAACAGATATAAATAAAATTAAAAAAGGATATGAATATCTTGTTAAATTAGATAAAACAAAATTAAAAATAGAAACATTTTTAGATGATTTTGAAAATATAATTAAATTAATAACTTAAAACATACTATCTACAAATCCTGTTTCTGAATTTCTAATAAATTGATGTCTAATATTAATAACATTAGTATTATCATATTCTGGATATAAATTTTTTAATTCATCATTAAATTTTTCACAACCCCAAAATGTATCTGTTGCAATTTCATCATTTTCAATACCATGGCATAATGCAATACATATTTCATCATCAACTAATAATGATTGTTCACGAATACCATCTTGATTTTTTTGTAAAATGATATTATAAACATATGGAACATTAGATAAAAATATTGGACTAATATTTTTAGGATGTTCCCATATTCCATTATATAAAATAGGATGTGTTGGTGTTAATATTACATTATTAACTTGACAAAATTCTGTTGCTTGACAGAAATCTTCTGATTGTATTCTATTAGTTTTAATTAATTTTTCAATTCTTACATATTCATTATTACTTTTTAATAATCTAATATCACATTGATTTAATAACATTTGTTCTAATTCAATAAATGTTATTCTTTGTCCATTTTCTAGAATAATAGTAGAATTTGGATGAAAACACCCAGAACTTGCATTATTAAATGTAGAAGAATATTGTGGAATTGCTGTTGTTCTTCTTTCAATAGATCCAGATGGTTTAATCATTGGCATACTATCATAAATATCACAAATACGATCATATTCTTCTTTTGCAATATCATTACCAAAACATTGTAATGATACATCTTTAAAATTAGCAGAATATTGTTTATCTAATGCAATACCTAATGTTTGCCAATATGCTTCACCCCATTTTCTCCAATATTCTGGTTTAGAAATTGCTAAACTAATTTGTTCATTTAAATCATATTCTAAATTAATAATTAATTGATACCAATTTGGCTCCATAGATGAATCACATGGAGGAGCTGTTGAATAAAATTCTGTAATTTCATTTTTTAATAGTTCAATTGCTTCTTTATTTTTTGATAATAATATTGTTGATAATTTAGTTCTAAATTCATGATATTTTTCTTTTAATTGAAAATATTCTGTTGAATATTCTGTTTCATTTTCATAAACTCCAAAAGCATTTTCATTAATATATGTTCTTGCAAAAGTTCTACCAAAAATAGTTCCAACCATTGATGCATCATAACATAATCCATATGAACCAGAACACATATTTGCAATTTTAATTAACAATGAAGTACATGCATTTGGTCCAAAACCAATTGTATCCATATTGAATTCAAATTCTCCATTAGTTTTAAATTCATTAAATAATGAATCAACATTACGTTCTGTTAATGTTTGATCTTCACCATCTGTTAATGTAATAACATTAATTTTAGTTATATTTTTACTTTTTGCTTCTTTAATCATTGATTTTAGAATTTTCATTGAAGAAACAATATTAGTTCCACCATTAGGTCTAATACCACTTATTTTTTGGAGCATATCTTTTTTTGTTTCTGAATTCATTTGTAATAATGGACACAATACTCTTGCAGTAGAATCAAAAATAATAATTCCCATATACATTGATTCTGGACAAGCATTTACACATAGATTTGTTCCCTGACATGCAAAGTCCATTCTAGTGAATCCAATACATTCTACATCTGTAGATGCTGGTTCACCCATAGAACCAGAGTAATCAACAATAAAGACAGTCGCTTGTTTTGAATAATCCATTTTTAAATTAATTATATATATAATTAATAAAAATTATTTTATTCAATTTTTTTTATATAAATTAGCTACAAAAAATAAATTATTAAATATATATTAGGAAAAGAATATTTATTTTTATAGATTATATAAATCTATAAAAATTATTATAAATTTAAAAGTTATTATTTATTTTAACAACAATGTTAATATGAAAGATAAAATATTTTAGAATTTTAAAAAATATATTTTATATATTGTAGAAAATAAATATAAAATAGTTAGAAAAATAAAATATAGTTTTAACTATTATATTAAATGTTCTATTAAAATGCTATCTGATTATTATAATCAGACAATAAAAAACCTTATTATTGGACATAAAGAAAAACAAAGTTTTTCCTTTATTAGCCCTTCAAGATTTATACTAGATATATCCTAATTAAACTAATTTTAATTATTATAAAAAAATATTTATTTAAAAATATTTACTTTTTTAAATTTTTATCTGTTTTTACTATATATATATAATGGAAAGTAATAATTATTATAAAATGAAATATTATAAATATAAAGCAAAAAATGCTAAATTAAAGGGGGGGGGGATAATATTAATTTAATTAATATATTGTCTGATATTTCTTTTTTAGATAAAAATTTACAAGACTATTATAACATATTATATGATATATCTTATTTAGAAAAAATTCCACCATATATTTTCTCAAATCTTACTACTAAAGAAAAGTTAAATTTTGTAGATAAAAATAATCTACAAAAACATCCATTAATAATACAAAAAAAAAAAATTGCGGATCATGAACTTAATAGTATTTTTTCCAAATTAGGACACTCGGATAAATATAAATTAGATGAAAACACACCGGAGGGAATAAAAAGAGAAATATTAATTAAATATGAAGATAATAAAAAAGAACAAGAAAAAAAATTAAAAATTAATAAAATAAATAAAATAACAACTAAACAATATGGTGAATTAGTTGCATATGATCATTCTAATATAGAAAAATTAGAAAATTTACAAATTAAATTAAACGAATTGAGCACAGACATAGAATCAATAAAAAATAAAAAAAAAATTGCTGATTTATATAAAAAAATTCATAATTTTACACCAAGTCAAAATGACATAGATGCACAATTGTATAATTTAAATTCAGATTCAGAATATAATGATGAAGATATTCAAAAAATTTATGAAATACTTGAATTATAAAAAATATACAATATACAATAGAGCTAAGGAATTAATAATATATATATTAGGAAAAGAATATTTATTTTTATAGATTATATAAATCTATAAAAATTATTATAAATTTAAAAGTTATTATTTATTTTAACAACAATGTTAATATGAAAGATAAAATATTTTAGAATTTTAAAAAATATATTTTATATATTGTAGAAAATAAATATAAAATAGTTAGAAAAAAGAAAATATAGTTTTGACTATTATATTAAATGTTTTATTATAATCAGACAATAATAAACCTTATCATTGGACATAAAGAAAAACTTTGTTTTTCCTTTATTAGCCCTTCGGGGAAAACTATTTATAATGAATATAATAAATAGTCTAAAAATGGAATTTTTGAAACAGTATATAATTATTTTATTAAAGAAAACTATTTTAAATTAAGTAAATTAAAAAATAATAAATTTATTTATAGATGTAACTAATATAAGTAATAAAAATTGTTCTAAAAATATTGGACAATTTAAAAAGCTTAGCTTTTTAAATTTAAGCTTTCTGGGAATTAATGTAGAATATAAAAAGAAAAAATCAAAAAATACAGAATACTAAAATTAAGAAAGAATTATTAAAAGATAGATATAAAATAGAAAATTTATTTGCACATATTAAAACATTTAATAGAATATACTTAAGAAAAGATAAAAAAATTAAAAATTATATGAGCTTTGTATATATGGGACTATTAAAATATTTATTTAATTATAATAATAAACATTATTCAATTATAATAGATCTACCAAAATTTAAATAAATTTTTAATAAAATATAAATATTCTTTTTCTAGAAATATGTTTATTTTATTTTTATTGCGTTAAATTTATAAAAATAAAATAATTTTACATTTAATAGTTATAATAATTAAATTAATTTTAATTATTATAAAATAATCTATAAAAATAAATATTCTTTTTCTAATTATATTATTTAATTTTTTGTATAAATAAAAGAAAAATCTTTCTGAATTACTTTTTGTTTTTGAAAAAATGCAATTTTTTCACTAATATTAAATTCACAATGTTGATCATAATATTTTTCAAATAATCCTAAATTAATTATTTTATTATTTTTAATTAAATAATATTCTATATCATTATATAATTCATAAGGATTTTCAATTTGTTCATAATCTAAAAATATTTCATTATCAATATATTCATTATTTATTTGTGAATTATTTTTAATTTCATATATATTAGGAAAATGTTTTTCATGAATTATTTGTTTTCCAAATTTAGCAATAAAATCACTTTGATCTAATACATATTGTTTTGTATACTCTCTGAAATATCCTAAATCACAAACATTATCATTTATAATTAAATAATATAATTTATTTCTATCTAAATGATAAGGATTATATATCTTATAATATACAATATCATCAATTTGTTTTGTATTTGACATTATAAATATATATTATTTAAATATTTAAATAATATATATTTCAAATTTTTTACATTCTATCAATTTTAGGTATATGAATAACTTCTTCAATCAAATATGTATTAGAATCTATTTTTTTATGAATACCATATTCTGTTAATATTTTTCCAACTGGAAAATCCAATTCTATATCATAAACTATATCTGTTTCTGGATTGAACCAATATTCTGAAATTTCAGATATTTCATCTTCAATTTTCATTCTAGCTTTTATTTTAAAAACTTTAATTTTTTTTTTAATAGAACTAATAGAATTTAATCCATTATTAATTTTACTATCATAATAGATATCATCTTTATAAGCTGGGGCAACAAATTTATCAAAATATGATTTTTCATTAAATTTAAAACATGTATATTGTTCATTTAACATATTATGATTTTTAAAAAGTTCACAATCAATAGCTGCTTCTCGAATAGTCTGTAAAAACGAATCAATTAATATTTCTTTTTCTGATGCTAATTTTTGTATATTTTGATCAGTTGTCTCTTTTTCTGTATTTCTAATTGCATTATATCTATAAATATCAACTTTTCTTTCTTCCATTGGTAGGGCTTTATGTGAACACATTCTAATAGCACGACCAATTAATTGTGTAATTCTAACTTCATTCCAATAAGGTTCCATAATATGAACTTGTCTAACATTTAACAAGTTAATACCTTCTGAACCTGCAGGTGAAATCATAATAATTTTAATAACTTTACCAAAAATATTTTCTATAGAATTATAACTTTTAAGATTACTTTTTCTAATATCTTTTTCAATTTCTCCATGAAATTCTGTATATCTATAATTATCTTTACCTGAACCTTTACTAAAATCAGAATAATCAAAATATGATAAATAAATTTTAAATATTTCTAAACCTTCCATTTTTACAAAATTGGAAAAAACTAAAACAGGACCTTTTGATTTCATAATATTAAATATAATAGCTGTCATTTTACATGAACATGAATATAAAGTTTTTAAAAGAGAAGATTTATTATTATGATTTTTCCAAAATTCTGTAAATTTATATTTATATGTATTTTTATAAATTTCTATATCTTTTATTAAAGTATTGCCTGTTTTTTCATCTTGTAATAACAAACTATCTAATAAATTTACAAATTTTTTCATAAATGAATCTATAGCTTGTAAATACATTGAAATATTTTTTCTAATTGCATCTAAATCTTTTTTTTCATTATCTATCATATTCCCAGATGCTATTTCTATTGCTTCTTTTTCTGTTAATTTAAATTTCGATGGTCTAGGTCTATTTTCACCAGTAAAATTTCCTCCCATAACTGGAAAAACAAAATTAGATGATTGACGAGTATAAGAACGATAAACAGTTGTTCCTGATTTATTTTGTGCTCTTGCTATTTCTAATTGTTCTTCAATATATTCATTATGTTCATAAACTTCTTGTTGATATTTATCCATAACTAAATTTTTTTGATGAAAATGTTTAGATGCAAATAATTGGGGATCTGAACCAATATAATATGAAACTAGACCTAATATTCTTCTTTGAAACATATTTTTTGTTTCTGGATTTAAAGTATGTTCCCTACCATTACGAATAATATAAGTTTCATTAAATTTAGTTTCAGTATTTGGAAATATTCCGGGTCTTAATAAATTAAAGATTAATGCTAATTCATAAGGTGTATTAACAGCAGGAGTTCCAGATAATAAAATAACTCGTGTTGAATCATTTTCTTTTTGATCTTGAATAATATATTCATATATAGTTGATGCCCTCTTACCATTTTTAGTTATAAGATTATTATAAACATTTTTAATAAAATTATGTGCTTCATCAAATATATATATATTTTTTTTATTTGAATCAGATTCTTTCATTGCATTTAAAAAAGCTTTATCTGCATTAGGTGCATCATAATGAATAAATTTAATATTTGCCATTCTTTCTTCAAAATCTGGTTTAGGAATCCATTCTTTTAAATCTTTCAACCATGGATCATCTTTTAATGATGCTTTAATTAAAATAAAAACATTCCATGCTGGATTATAATTATATAAAATATTATATACATTGATTGCAGCAACAGTTTTTCCTGCTCCTAAACCATGATAAATTAATGCGTTATGATATAGAGATTGATAATTTAAAAGAGAACCAATAAAAGATTGATATTTACGTAATTCTTTAACATTATCAGAATTAGGTAAATTACATAAATCTTCACCATCTTTTCTTTCAATAGGATCTAATTTATATTTTTTAAAATTTGATAAAATCCATAAGGGAAATAATCGACCATTAATTTTTAAATCTACATAATTTTGTATTTCTGACATTTATAATATATATTTAATAATAATTATTAAGTATATATTTAAAAAAAATTATTTATTTAATGTTTTTTAGCAGATTTTTTAGAACCTTTTCTAGAGCCTTTTTTAGACCCTTTTTTAGGAGAAGGTTGAGTTTTTGAAACGGATGATTTTTTGGAGGATGGTTTTTTAGAAGATTTTGAGGATTTTTTAGAGCCTTTTTTGCCTCCATGTTGTTTGGTTTTACTACCACCTGCCTGAAATATTGGTTCATCACGCATAAACATTTGTAATATTGCAATATAATCTCTATTAATAATTTCTAAATCATGTTTTGTAGATCCATCTACTTTTTTGACACTGTCAGTTTCTTCAATTTTATCTTGTAATTTTAAAGCAAATAATCGAATTGATGCTTTATATCCATCTATTTTTGTTTTGTATAAAAAAAATTCCCTTTTTTCATTTCTTAGTAATTCTTCTCTACTAGCGTTTTCTATTTCTACCTCTTGTGCAGTATATTTGTCATTGGAACCTGGTTTATTCATATCAACTGTAACCGCTCCAGTATTCTCTTCTAGTCTTTGGCTAGCTAACATCATCCATCCCATTTCTTCAACTAAATGTTTTCCCCATAAATGGAGACCTGAAACTGTACAATCATATACTATTGCCATATTATATATATAATATAAATATAGATTTTTTTTTATAAATAATTTATTTTTTTAACTATAATATTTTTTTAATATTTTTTTCATATAATTTAAATAAAATAATAGAAAAATATTTATATAAATATTAGATCATAAATAATATAATATTTATATTATATAAATAAATATAAACTATATAATATTATTATTTTAATAAATCTGCAATAATAAATGCTAATTCTAATGATTGCATACAATTTAATCTAGGATCACATTGAGATAAATACATTTTAGATAAATCTGTCTCTAATATAGAATTATTTTCCCCTCCCAAACATTCTGTTACATCATCAGATGTTAATTCTAAATGTATTCCTCCGGGAACAGTTCCTAATTTTTTATGAATTTTAATAAAATTAATAACTTCTTCTTTAATAGCATCAAACGAACGAGTTTTAATACCATCCTGACTCTTAAATGTATTACCATGCATGGGATCACAACACCATACAACATTTAATGCATTTTTTTGAACTTGGCGAATTACATCCGGTAATTTAAGTTTAATATTTGATCCCATTCTTGTAATTAATACTATTTTACCCGGAATATTATTAGGATTTAAAATATTTATTAATTCAATCAATTCTGAAATAACAACTTTATCTGAAACTTTAATTCCAATTGGATTTCTTATTCCTCTCATATATTCTAAATGTGCCCCATCTAATTGTCTTGTTCTTTCTCCTAACCATAATAAATGTGCCCCACAATTATATATATCATTACTTCTAGAATCTTCCCTAGTTAATGCTTCTTCGTAATTTAATAATAAACATTCATGAGATGTATAAATACTTGTTGCAATAAATTTTTCATCTTTAATATTTACCCCTAATCCTTTAAAAAAATGTATACTTTTTGTTGCTTGATTTGCTAATTCTCGATACATTGAACCCTCTTTTGTTTTTTCAACAAAATCTATATTCCAAGCATGTAATCTATTAATATCAGCATATCCCCCATGTGAAAAAGCTCTTAAAATATTTATAGTTTGTAATGATTGATAATATGCATCTAACATTCTTTCAGGATTTGGTATTCTATTAGTAACATCATTAATAATATCTCCTCTATATGTTAAAACTTTTGTTGAATTAATAATTTCATATTCATCACTCCTAGGTTTTGCAAATTGTCCAGCAATTCTTCCAATTTTTGTTACTGGTAAACCAGAACCATATGTTAAAATCATGCCCATTTGTAAAATTAATCTATATGTATCTCTAACTCTAGATGTACTAAAATTTACAAAACTTTCAGCACAATCACCACCCATTAATAAAAACCCTTGACCAATACTAATTTTAGCTAGAGATTCTTGTAAATTATCACATTCACCGGCAAAGACTAGAGGAGCTAAATTTGAAATTTTTTTTTCAACTGATTGTAGTTTATCCAAATCAGTATAAGATGGTATTTGATTAGGAATTTTACTTCTCCATGAATTTGGAGACCAAGCAAAAATTTGTGATATATAAATAGAAAATAATAGATATCTCATTATATAATATATTAATTATTATTTTTTAAATATTAATAATTTAAAAAATAATAATTTAAAAAATAATAATTTATAAATAAATTAAAAATATATAATCCAATATATACTAAATTATAATAATAGATAATATATAATAGATTAAAAAATTGAAATAATTATTTTTTATATAATTTGTATATACTTTACTATCAAAAATGGGAAAGAATTCAACTGGCGGAAACAAGCAGAAGAGGCAAAAAAATCATACTGAGAAGCCTAAATCAGTACCTATTACACAAATTACACCTGATGAAGAAACAACATTCATTGGAACTGTTACAAAAAATTTAGGAAATTATAGATTAAATGTGGATATTTATCCTACAAATACATCACATAATACATTAATTCCAGGTTCTTTTCGTAAAAAAGTTTGGATCAAAACTAATGATTTAGTTTTGATTCAAATTTCTGATCTAGGTGAAAAACAATCATATATTATTCATAAATATGAACCTAGAGAAATTGAAGAATTGATTGCTATAAATAAATATAAATTAAATAATGGTTCTGAAATTGATGATTTATTTTCAAACGTCGAAGAAGCAGGAACAGAAGCAGAAATTAGTTTAGATGATTTATAATTAAAACTAAATATATTATTTTTTTATTTATAAATATTATAATTTGGCTTTATTTTATATTTGTTTTAGAGGATTTGTAATTAAATCTATATAAATTTGACATGCTATTTTTTTATCTATATATTTATGTGTTGAAATTTTATCATCACAATTTTCTTTTAATTTTTGGAATTCTGTTAATAATGTTTGTAATTCTGTATTACCTCCAATAAATACATATTTATCATTTATTTTATAAAATACTTTTGGAAATGAAGAATATGTTTTAGATATTTCTATAAAATCAGAATCATCATGTGTATAATTTGGACATAATATTAATTCTGCAGATGTATAAGTAGATAATGTTTCAAAAGTTTGTTTAGAATGTGGGCATTGATCAATATAAAATGCTTTAAACATATATTATATAATATAGATAAAAATATTTATAATGTAATAAATTTATTTTATATATATATTATCTAATAAAATAATATATGACAAAAATAACTTATTATTTAATAATGATTTTAATAATTTTTATAATTTTATTATTAATTAATTATAATTATGATAATATTATAAATATATTTTTTAAAAAACAAGAAAAATTTATAGATTTAAATGAAAATAATATAAATAATATAAATAATATTGATAATATAAATAATATAAATAATATAAATAGAAATAATATAAATAATATAAATAAAGTAAATAATAAAGATATAAATAATATAAATATAAATAAATATAGTGATAATAAAGAAGATTTTAATAATTTTTTAATTGATAATGATAATATTATGATTGAATCAAATATTGATAATTTTTTAATTTTAAGTGATGAGTATAAAATTACAGAAGAAACAAAATATGCTATAAATAATGCTTTAGAAAATATCTAAATTTTTTGATTATATAAAAATGAATATTTAGAACCATTTTCATCATCAGTTGAACAATAAAATATAGAAACATGATTAGTTAAAGTTTTAATATTATAACATACATTTATTATAATTGGATTATCTATTAAAATTATAAAATCTTTATAAAAATTATTTTTTTTATTAGAAATATTAGATTCATATAAAAAATTATTATCTATATCATTATTTTCAATTTCTAATTTTTCAATATTTATATTAAAACTAAAATTTTTAATTTTAATATATAATTTATCTATATTTTCATAATGTTTTATATTATTTATATCATTTAAATTATATACATCATATAAAAATGTTCCATTAATTATAATATCATCTTTATTATCAAATAATTTATAGATTTTTTTTTGAAAAAAATCTAATGAACAAATTGGTGATGTTGATATTTGTAATATATCAGTTTCTATATTAATATAAGACATTATATTATGATTAGATAATAAATTATTAAATAATTTATTAATTATTAATCTATAATATATAAAATATTATAGATTATTTATAAAATATTTTCTAAATTATACTAAATGGGAATTCCTGGATTTTTTAATTCTATATCAAAAAATTATAATATTGCAATTAATAATAAATTACAAAATATTCATATTTTTTTAGATTTTAATTCTTTAATTTATACTGCAAAATATATAGTATATAATATATTAATTAATTATATTAAATTTAAATTAAATTTAGAATATGATACTAAAACTGAATTTGATAAAATTTTATCAGTTTCTGTTTTAGATCTTGTATGTTTAAATTATTTAGAAAATATTAATGAAAAAGATGGTAATGATATTTCAAATATTCGTAATGAGATGATATTAAATACAATATTAAATTTAGTAAAAAATATATATTCTCAAATTTCAAATATATCATCATTTAATATTTATTTAGATGGAGTACCATTTATTGGTAAAATGATAGAACAAAGAAAAAGAACTTTATTAAGTGGATTAATAAATCGAGGAAGAGAATTATTAATTCAAAATTTAAAAATTGATCCAAAAACTAAATTTATAAATATAATTATAGATCCATTTATAAATTTAGATAAATCAGTAATTAAACCAGGAACATATTTTATGACTATATTAGAAGAATGGTTAAATAATACTTTTAAAGATAATATTATAGAACATATACAAATATTATCCCCAAAATTTACTCAAAAAAATTGGTCATATTCTGGATTCTTAGAATCAGGTGAAGCTGAACATAAGATAATGGATAAAATATTAACTAATTCATATTCAGATATATTAGTATATTCTCCAGATGCAGACATGATAATTTTATTATTACCATTAACCAATATTAATATTTATCTAGTACGTGATTCTGTTGATGGATTAGTATATAGTTTAAGTAAATTAAAAGATGATATCATAACAAATATTAAAGAAATAAATTCATCTAATTTAGAGTTTAATGAACAAAGATTAATATTAGATATAGCTTTTATATATAATATATTTGGGAATGATTTTTTACCAAAATTAGACAATGTAAATATATATGATAAATCAACAATAAAATTAGTATTAAAACAATATGTTAAATATTTTGAAGATATAAAAGATTATTTAATAGATGAAAATAATGATATAAATTGGTATAATTATGTAAAATATTTATATTATTTAAATAATATATTTACACATCCTAAAATAGAAAAATTATATAAAAATAAAACAATTTTAAGTAAAGATAATTTCACAGATCAAATATATTCTTTACAAAATTTTAATAGAGGTTTATATGATAAAAATGAAGATAAATATATATGGAATAAAAATTTTTATGAAAATTCACAATTTTTTGATGATGAAAATAAAGAAAATATTATTAAAGATTATTTAATTGGAATTATAATGATAATGATATTATATTCAAAAATATATAAACATAATTTAAATGAAGAAGAAAAAAGAATTGTTAAATTATGGTATTATCAGCATCATAAATCTCCATTAATTATCGATATTCATACATTTTTGAATAAATTTATAAATAAAAATAAATTTGATAAAGAACAGTTTAAAAAAGAAATTAGAAATCATATTGTATCTTTTTTTAAAAATTTTAATATTGTTGAAATAACACCAACTAAACAATTATATTATATTACACCAATATATGATGATTTTATTAAATTAACAAATGCAGATACAAAATTATTTCCTAAAATAGAAGAACATTTAATATATGAAGAATATATATCACAATTATATTGGGATAAAATAAAATTATCATTAAATATTGTAGAATTAGTTGATTGTAATGGACAAAGATATATTGATAAATGTGTCCCTTTATTAAAATCAAAAAAAACAGATAAATATATCAATTTAATATTTGATATAAATAGATTTATTAAATAATTATTTAGTGTATTTATAATAACAAGTTTCATAATCATCTTTACATTCTTTTTTCATTTTTTCCCAATTTGGAATATGTTCTACAAAAAACTTATTAAAAAACTCACTGCTATCTTTTTGATCTTTTTGATCTTTTTTTAGTATTTCAAAAAGATTATTCTTAAAAAATAATTTGATTGCATCTGTATAATTTACATTTAATTCATTTAATAAATTATATTCTATGGTAAATTGTTCAATTAAAATAATTATGTCATTTAAATTTAATTTATTAATTTTTTTCATATTTATTACTAATATATTCTCAATAAAATTAATATCATTATCACTAATTTTTGATTTAAGATTTGTAGGGTTATATATATCATCAATTGCATCATTTATCTCATCCTCATTATATTTATAATTTTCATTTGCACTTGGAATAGAACTATAGTGAAATCCCTTTTTTAAAACATTACACAAATATTGTTTTTCTTCTATTTTATAATCTTCCATTTCTTGATCTTCTATAATATACTTTATAAAAAAATATTTATATAAATATTTTTTTATAAATATAAGTTAAAAAATTATAAATTTAACTATAGACTTATATTAATACACATGAGTTTGGATCCTTTTACAAGTGAAAATATGATTAATTCAAAAGAAAATATAAATTATACTGCTAATCAAAAAAAAAAAATAGCTGAACGTGTAGAAAATTTAAAATCTAAAAAACATTTTAAAGAAATATTTAAAATTGTTCATAATTTAGCACCAGATACATATACTGTAGATTCTTCTGGTATTTATATAAATTTTAATCTATTATCAAATGATGTATTAATAGAAATTGATAATTATTTAAATATAATTTGTTCAAAAAATGAAGAAATACCACTACCGATTAAATATACTCCATACTTTTCAGATAATTTTTTACCTAAAGATGCAGGTATTAAATTATCTAATCATGAAAAAAATATTTTAAAATATATTGAAAGTGAAACTGATTCTATTAATCAAAATGATTCTGATAAAAGAACATCTGAAACAAAACCTAAAATTATTATTAAACCTCTTACTTTTGATTAAGTTTTAACATCTTTAATATTGTTATATATTTTCATTATCAATTGTTGATTCAATTTGTTTAATAGCTGAATTAATTGACATTATTTTTTTCCCAGTCGTTGGTTTAACAAAATTTTCAACTTCTCCAACTAGTAGATGAACTTTTTATATCTTTATTTTCTTTTTGGAGTATCAGCCCATTCAGGAAACCAATCCCAACAAACTGTTTAATTTAGCACCAACTTCTTCCACCTTTTATTACATTTTCTCTTTTATCAATACCTCCACCGTGAAGACTTAAAAAACTATTTCCAAGTTTTAAATTTTGTACAATTCTTGCAACTAATTTGCCTTTATATAATAAAAATAATCAAATATTTCTCTATAATGTAATTTTTTACGATCCATTATAAATTAATATATATTAATTATCAAAATCAATATCTTCTAATTGATCTTCAGAAATTTGATTAAACTTAATTAAAGCATATGCACATGCTTTTTGTTCGGCTCTTTTTTTAGATGTATCTGTTGCTTTTGCAATTATATCACCTTTATAATCTTTAACACCCATAGTATACATTTTTTTATTTGATATAATTTCTTCTTTAATTAATATATATACTGGATGAGACCATTTATTACTATGATAAAATCTCAATAATCTATCTTTAAAATTAGTATCTTTATACAATATTTCAGCATAATCAATTTCAGTTTCTAATAGAATATTTAATAATATTTTACAAATAGAAAAACCTTGATCTAAATATAATGCACCCATAAAAGATTCAAAAGTATCTTCTAACAATTTATCTGCATGTCTTCCATTATTATCTTCAATTTGTTTAGAAATTAACATATATGTTTCTAAACCTAGTCTTTTTGCATATTTAGCTAAAGATTTTGTATCTTCTAAATTAGTTTTTAATCTAGTCATAAATCCTTCATCTTCATTATAATATCTTTTAAAAAGATATTCTGCAATTACACATTTTATAATAGTATCACCTAAAAATTCTAATCTTTCATTAGAATTTTCTAATAAATCAATAAAATTTAATTTATTTCTTAAAAAATATTCTTTTTCTTTTAATAATAAATCTAAATTTATATTAAAATATTCTTTTTTAATATATGATTTATGAGTAAATGCCTCTTGATATAAAGATAAATTTTTAACAACAATATCTAATTCTAATCTTTTTAATATATTAGTTATATGATCTGATATAACTAATATATTTTTTTCATTATAAGGAATAACAATTTCTTGTTTTAACATTTATTATATAAATATAATTATATATTTATATAATAAATATTTCAATTTTTATAATATATATTATATATATATATTTATGTTGAATAAATACTATAAATATAAATTTATGTATTTAAAAAATAAAAATAATCAATTTGGTAGTGCAGAGAGTAAAGAAGAAAATATATCTATTGAACCAAGAAAATGTCAAATAGATCATTTTTTATGTCCAAATAATACTTTAAATCTGGGGTTATGTGTAAGGGCTGGACAAGATTGTGATAAAGATGATATTCCAGAAGAAAGTTATATCCCCGAAATTAATTTAGAACATTTAACTGAAGAAGAAAAAAAACATTATGATGATACAATAACTAGATCATTAAGAAAAGGTTATATTGAAGATCATTTACTAGAAACATGCAATGGAGTTAATTTAATAAGAGAATATGATCATGAAGAATATATAATACCAGATTTTTTTTCAATAATAACTCTTAATATTATGGGAATTATTAGAGGTGATGTAAATAAATATGAATTTATGAAATTAAGAATTAAATTTTTAATAGAAGAAATTGAAAAAAACCAATATCCAGATATATTATGTTTTCAAGAAATGTCAAAAGAAGTTTTAGATGAATTATATCCACCAATTTCACATATTTATAAATTTGCAAATTATCAAATATTCGAGAGTGATGAAACTATAAAACCATTTATTATATCTAAATTTATACCTATAAAAACTAAATTAATAGAATTAAAAGGTAATTTAGGATATTCAAATAGTATTGGAATATATGAATTTAGAAATTTAACAATATATAATATTTATTTACAAGCAGGTTCAATAAATTCATTAGGACAAAAATATAAATGGCAACATTATTCTAGATGTCGTATTCAAGAATTAAATTATTTAAAAAAACTATTATTAGAAGAAACAAAGCCATATATTGTTTTAGGAGATTTTAACTTTGATCTAAATGATGATGGTTCAATATTTCCAGAAATTAATGTATTAAAATCAATAGAATTAAATGATTCTTTTAAAGATATCCATCCCGGTGATTCAGGATTAACAGAAAATACTGATATAAATACATTACGATGGAATGATAAATTTGAAGAAAAACATTATAGATATGATGCAATATTGTATAAAAATTTACAACCAACAAATTCTATATTATTTGCAAATAATGGTAAAAAAATGACATGTTTAGAAGATAATATAATTTATGAAAAGATTTTTGTTCCTAATAAAGAGAATTCTAATTTAAGAATTAATAAAAAAATAGGTGAGCAAAATTATTATGATTTATTTATATCAGATCATTTTGGAGTTTTAAGTAATTTTTCATTTTAAATATTCTAATTGATATGCATATATTGTTTCCATAGTAATATTATGATATTTTGAATTTAAAATATATTAAATGATTAAATTACAAGCTTTAATTATTTAATATATTTATACAAGTTATTATCATTAATTGAGTTAGTTGTTTTAATTAAATTTTCATTTGAATATAAAAATGATTTATTTTCTAATAAAATTGGTAAAGATTCTTCTAATAAATTTATAAATTTATTTTTATCAATGTAATTAGAATTAAAAATTATTTTATACAAACCTTTTTTATTTATAAATTTTATTTTATCACTAAATTCCAAATGTTTAGTTATATATTTTTTATTTACTTCTTTAATATTAAATGTTATAATTTTATTAATATCTTTTATATTAAACCAAAAAACAGAATCATTATCTAAAATAATTTTTATTTTAATATCATTAAAAGTTATTTCAAATATATTATTATTAAACCATAAATTTTTATTTTCATCAATAATAATATTAACATTTTTATTATTATATTTAATATTACAAGTCATATAATATATAATTATAAAATAAATATAATTATATAAATTAATTAAATATTTTTTGTAAACCAGAACTATCTAAATTTCCCGATGTATTTGTAAATATATATTCAGGTATTTTTGCATTTTTCTGTGTTGCAGGATCATAAGTAAATATAGTCCGTTGTCCTTTTTGTTTCTTTTTTAAAATATTCAATCTAAATTCTCTAGCTTGATCAATTGTATCACCAGAACATTTTAAAATAAATTCTTTAAATGGTGAATTATCTATAACTGTTTTAGATTTATTTTTTAAATAATCTTGCCTTTCTTTTAATAATTCATACATTCGAGATTCTATTTCTTTATATTTATCACTTCTATTAATATAATAATATTGTCTTTCTATTAATAAATGATTAAATAAAATCATAAAAGAACCAATTTTAATAGTTTCGGAACCTCCTGATTGATTATAGCGTTTATAAAATCCACCTAATTGAATTTTTTCTATTTTAGAATTATTTAGATGTAATATATTATATGGAATACATTTATTATTAGAACCATATATTTTTAATAAACAAACATTATTTAATATAAATTCAATATGTTGATCAGTAAATTGATAAAATGGTTTATATAAATTTATTTTAATATTTTTATATTTTTCAGATAATATTTTTTCTATAAATTTATTTATTATTTTAATATCATTTTCAAAATTTACAGAAAAACATTCTAATTTATATTTATTAATTTCAGATGATCTGGATAAATAATATTCTTCTGCAATTGATCCAATAAATATTAATGTATTTAATTTAGATATTTCATTAAATATATTTGTTTTAATATCAATCATATCTTTATTTAATTTATATTTATTTTTTTCAAGTTCTAATGGATAATATTTTAATAATATATTAGCTCGAAAAAATGTTTTATCTTTTAATCTCCAATAAGATGTGATTGGATCATTATATTGTCTTAAAATATCTACTAGTATCCATAATGGATGAGAATATAATAAACCATTTATAGTGATAACTGGCATATTCGAAAATATATTAGAAGGCATATATGACATATCACATATTTGTTCAAAATTAACAAAAATAGTATAAGTTTCGGCATGATTTGCTTGTCTACCTTGAACATATTTAAATTTTTTACCATTTAATATATTTGATAATTCCATAATATCTTCTATTGGTTTTGGAGTATAAAATTCTATATCTTTACAATCTTTAATTGAATAAATACCATCTTTTTTATTTTTATTTTTAATTAATTCATTATAAGCAGTTCCACCATATATAATTCTTTTTTTTTTTCTAATAAAATCACAGATTACTTCTTTAACTTGAAAACATTCATCTAATGTTGGTTCTAATGTTTTTTTTTTAATATCATTAGCTTCATCTATTATTTGGTCTAATTTATCTGTTATTGCCTGAATATCTATTTCTCTATATAATTCCATTATATAATAACTCTATATTTTATTTATTTTTTTTATAAAAAAAATAAATAAAATATTTTATATATTTATAAAATATTTTTATTATAAATTATAATTATTTAATTATAATTATTAAATTATATAATAGTTTACAAAGTATTTAAAACATCGATTGTTGGAGATTCTGTTAATTGAATAATACCAAAACGTAATTTTATTTCTTCCATCCTTGAACGTTGATCATTGAGAATTAAATTTAATGCTAAACCTTTTTTACCAAATCTTCCAGAACGACCAACACGATGGATATAATTATCTATTTTAAATGGTAAATCATAATTTATTACTAGAGATATTGATTGAATATCAATACCTCTTGCTAATAAATCAGTTGTAACTATGATACGATATTGATTTTTTTTAAAATTTTTAACAATATCATCACGTTGTTGTAGACTTAGTTCTCTATGAATACATGCAATTGGAAAACCTTGTTCTAATAATTGTTCATAAATATATTTTGCTTTTTCAATTGTATTAGTGTAAATAAATGCTTGTCCAAATCTCAATCTTGAAAAAATTTTATTTAAACATTCAAGTTTTTTTTCTTCATTTTGTAATAGAACATAAAATTGTAAAAGTGATTTTACTGATAATTCTTCTTTAGGAATTATATATTGTAAAATATTTTGGTCCATATATTCTTTAGTAAATTCTAATAATTCTTGACTACATGTTGCCGTTACTACCATTTTTCTAGCAACTTCTGCAGTTTCAATATTTGTAAAAATACGTTCAATTAATTCTCTAGAAGAAGATCTTTTTTGATATGCTAATAAATCATCTGCTTCATCCATTCCAATAAAGCTAACATATTCTGTATTTAACTTTTGAATTTTTATTTTACGGCTACTATTTATTTTTTTTACTAAAATACCATTTGAATTTGTTAAAAGATCTAATAATCTTCCAGGTGTAGCAATAATTATATTTTCTTTACCATCAATTGCATCGCCATATTTAAAATATGAAGTAGTATTATTATTATTCATTCTAATTTTTTCATCTAAAGAATTATTATCTCCTATACCACGATGGAATGCTATTGATACTTCTGAATATTTTGCAATATTGGAAAAATATTCAAATATTTGTAATCCTAATTCTTTAGTTGGAATTATAATTAATACTTGGAGTTCTTTTATTGATGGATCAACAGCTGTCAAACCTGCTAAAACATATAATAAAGTTTTTCCAGAACCAGCTTGTGCACAAACAATTACATCTGAAAAACAATTTGTTAATAAAGGTTTAAGAGCAATTTGTTGTACAATACTTGGTCTTTCATAACCAGATTCAAAAATAGATCTTAAAAATTTTTCATTGATTGGCATTTCATCAAAAGAATATGTTAATAATTTTTCTTTTATATCTATATCTTCATTATTAGTTTCTTTAATATTAGTTTCTTCAATTGAATCATGCCAATCATCAACTAAAGTTTGTGGTAAAGATTTATTATTTGATGGAATAATTATTGAAGTATTTTCCCAATCATCATCTACAATTTGTTTATTTGTAATTATTGTAGGTTTTAAATCATCATTTACAGTTGATTTTTTAATTGTGGGATTAAAATTTTCCCAATCATCATGATTATCTGTTACAGCAGTTGCTGTTAAAAAAGAATTATTTGAAAGTTTAGTTGATTTAGTAGTTAAATATATATTTTCAGTATTTTCTGATAAAAAAGAAGTTTTATTTGTGGTTGATGAAATTTTTGATTCCATATAACAATCGTCGTTTGGCAAATTTAATTTTGTATGATACATTTTATATATAATTATTATTAAATAATATCATCTTTAAATATCAATTTTTTTATATAATAAATATTAATTATTTTCATGAAAATCAATATTTTCATCAAAATCAATATTTTCATTAATATAATCATAATCATAATCATCATAATCATCATCATCATAATTTTTAATTTTATTTTTTTTAACAAAAATTTGTGTTTTTTTTTTAATTTGTTCTTGGGGTTGTGGTTTATTAATAATTTCTTCTGATAAAATTTTTTCATTCTTACCATCCCAACATTTAATATCATTTATATTATTATCTTTTTTTTTTACAGAATATGATGATAATGGTGGATATTCATTTTGATTATTATTAAATAATGACGCCATTGTATAGTAGTTATATATTATTATTTAATATAATAATAATATTTCAATTTTTTTTAAATTAAATGATTTAAAAATTTGTACTTTATATATAATATATATGACAACAATTAAAAATATACCTATTGGAATTGATTTGGGAACTACTTACAGTTGTGTAGGTGTTTATCAAAATGGAACTGTTGAAATTATAGCAAATGATCAAGGTAATCGTACAATGCCTTCTTATGTATCATTTACTAAAGAAGAAAGATTAATTGGCGAACCTGCTAAATCAATGGCTTCCAGTAATTCATCTAATACTGTATATGATGTTAAAAGATTAATTGGTCATAATTATGATGATAGTAAAATTCAAAATTTAGCAAAACATCTATCATATCAAATTGTATCTAAAGAAAATAAACCATATGTACAAGTTAATTATCTAGATGAAGATAAAGTTTTTTCACCAGAAGAAATTTCATCAATGATTTTAGTTAAAATGAAAGAAATTGCCGAAGCATATCTAGGACAACCAGTAACAGATGCTGTTATTACTTGTCCAGCTTATTTTAATGATTCTCAAAGACAAGCAACTAAAGATGCAGGAACTATTGCAGGATTAAATGTATTGAGAATTATTAATGAACCAACCGCAGCAGCATTAGCATATGGTTTAGATAAAAAAACAGAAGAAAAAAATATACTAGTTTTTGATTTTGGAGGAGGAACATTTGATGTTTCTGTAATTACAATTGATGATTCTGTTTTTGAAGTTAAAGCTACAGGTGGAGATACTAATTTAGGAGGTGAAGATTTAGATACTAGATTAGTAGAATATTTTATAGATGAATTTAATAAAAAAAATAAAAAAGATTTAAGAGAAAGTAAACGAGCAATTAGAAGATTAAGAACAGAATGTGAAAAAGTTAAAAGAACATTATCATCAGCATCTGTTGGAAATATTGAAATTGATTCATTATATGAAGGAATTGATTTTAATTCATCAATTACAAGAGCTAAATTTGAGAATTTATGTGATGATATTTTTAGAAAAACAATGGTTCCAGTTGAAAGTGTATTAAAAGATTCTAAACTAGGTAAAAGTGATATTCATGAAATTGTTCTAGTGGGAGGAAGTACTAGAATTCCAAAAATTCAACAATTATTAATAGATTTTTTTAATGGTAAAGAATTATGTAAAGGAATTAATCCAGATGAAGCTGTAGCATATGGAGCAGCTGTTCAAGCAGCACTTTTAGCTGGTGTTCAAGATGATAAATTAAATGAATTATTGTTAATAGATGTTTGTCCATTGAGTTTAGGTTTAGAAACAGCTGGAGGTGTAATGACTAAATTAATTAATAGAAACACAAATATTCCAGTTAAAAAATCACAAACATTTTCAACTTATGCAGATAATCAACCAGGTGTTTCAATCCAAATTTTTGAAGGTGAAAGACATTTTACAAAAGATAATACTTTATTAGGAAAATTTCAATTAGATGGAATTCCACCAATGCGAAGAGGTGAACCACAAATTGAAGTTAGTTTTGATATTGATGCAAATGGAATTTTGAATGTTTCTGCATGTGAAAAATCTAGTGGTAAAAGTAATAATATTACTATTACAAATGACAAAGGACGATTAACACCAGAAGAAATTCAAAGAATGGTTGATGAAGCCGAAAAATATAGAGAACATGATGAAAAATTAAAAGAAAAAGTAGAAGCAAAAAATGAATTAGAAAATTATGTATATCATGTTAAAAATTCATTAACAGGTGATTTAAAAGATAAATTATCTGACACAGATAAAGAAACTTTAAATTCTAAAGTACAAGAATGTCAAGAATTATTGGATGATTCTGGAGTTGAAAAACAAGTTTATGAAGATAAACGTAAAGAATTAGAAACTATTTATACAGAAATTACAAAAACTATTTCACCAGAAAGTTCTGGAGGAATGCCAGGAGCTGGGGGAATGCCAGATTTTGGAGGAATGAATATGGAAGAAATGATGAAAGGTATGGGAGGTGCAGGAATGAATATGGAAGAAATGATGAAAGGTATGGGAGGTGATGGGAAATCAGATGTTGAAGGAGTAAATACTGATAGTGGTGTTAATAGTGATGTTAATACTGATGTTAATAGTGGTGTTAATAGTGATGTTAATAGTGGTCCAGGAGAAATTCCAGATGTAGGAGGTTTAAATATGGCTGATATGATGAAAAATATGGGAGGAGCTGGAGGAATGCCGGATATGTCTCAAATGGGAGATATGATGAAAAATATGGGTTTAACAAAACCAGATGGAAGTCCAGATAGTGAAAAAATAAATAGTATGATGAAAAGTATGGGTATGATGGGTCCAGATGGTAAACCAGATATGTCTAAGATGGCGGGATTAATGGGTGGTTTAGGTGGTGGAAAATAAATAAATAAATAAATAAATAAATAAATAAATAAATAAATAAATAAATAAATAAATAAATAAATAAATAAATAAATAAATAAATAAATAAATAAATAAATAAATAAATAAATAAATAAATAAATAAA